TCCATCCTTCCCGTCGGTGGCGCGCTGATTTCGCACACCTCGAAAGCCGAACGCTGATCGAGATCGAGGGCGGAATCTTCATGGCGAAGGGTGGCCGGCACAACCGCGGAGCAGGCTACGCCAAGGATGCCGAGAAATACCTCGAAGCTGTATTGGCAGACTGGACGGTCATTCGCCTGACCGAACGTCAGCTCGAACTCGACTTCATCGAGCGAATCGTTGCGTGGATCAATACTCCTCGGGCAGGAGAATGCACGTCGAGCTGCGATCCGCCTCGGTGATGATGTAGATTCGCCGACCGTTGCCCACCTGATAGCAACTCAGGATTCGAAAGCCCTCTGAGAGAGCCTCTTCGTTCGCCTGCTTGTCCTCGTCGCAGAGGTCGCCCCAGTCACCGCAGTGGTGACGGCGCATGTAGGACGCAAGGTCGATCTCCAGCGCCATTGCTCCGGGAGTCGCCACGGTCTGCCCCAGCGGGAAGCGTGGTTCCATGATTCGGTATGCCATGGTCGTTCAGTCGTTGGTGGTTCCCCATTCTGGGTGACGCTTGCCGGTGGCGATCAGTCCGGAGGCAAGCATGTCTTCGACCAGCGCCTTGGGGGGCCAGGCGCGGTGCGGTTTGCCGGTCTGCATCTTGGACGCCCTGGCGGTGGCGCGACAGTAGGACGGCAGGTCGGCTTCCGGGTTGAAGCTGTCCTGCCGGAGCTTGGTCATCAGTTCACTCGGGTCGATGGCCGTGAAGGTCGCCCCGTCGATGGTGTGGTATTCAGTGTTCATGGTTTCGTTTGGCATGGTGAAAATCAGGCAGCGAGCTTCTTTGCCCGCTCGGTGTAGAATTTGGTGAGGCCCTTGGCGTCAATGGCTTGGAAGAACCACTTCATGCGGTTCATCCCGAGGCCGGTATCCACCGGGCGGTTGCGGACCGTAGCGGCGGCCTCGGCGGCGTCGAATAGGCGGGCCATCAGTCGCACCCAGTTGGTGATCTTGGCGGGATCGGTCGTTCCCGAGTGGTGACGGACCTCCAGCGTCTGATGGCGGAAGTAGGATTGGACGTTCAGCTTGCGATAGCGGCAGGGGTAGAGCTGCTTCATCTGATCCATGTTCTTGCAGGCGTCGATCTTGCGGAAGACCCGAGAGCATTGGCCTCTGTGGTCTTCGCTGTCGGAGACTCCGCTTTCGAGGTTCGTGCGGCAGTAGGTGTTCGTGTTCCCCCGGCGGGACTGCGGCTGGAACGCGTCCAGAACATCCTCGAATTTGATCCAGAGTTTGAAGAGGTTCTTCACCGCTTTGAGATTCATCGAGCGGGCATCGAAGTGGACATGAAGTCCGCATCGCTTGTCCACCTTGGCTCCGGCGGCTTCGAGTGCGGCGGCGGCGATTCTAACTTCCTCGATACCGGCTTCACCTTCGAGGACTGGTGAGACGAGCTCCAGCCCGCAGGAACCATCAGTGACGACCTTCCAATAGGGCGTGGTGTCGTGAGTGTAGTGAGTGGATTCGACTCGAATGCCTGCGGCTCTCAGGCTCATGACGGCTTGCTCTTTGGTGATGGTGGAGAGGAATTCAATCTCGACTCCGAAGCGGCGGGACATGGTCGGCGTTGTCATGGTTAATATCTGCCATGGTGCCACCTCACGTCTATGGCTAAGTGGAGTTAGACAACGAAAGATGGAAAAACATTACGTTGGCATGGATCGTGTGACTCATGATTCATGCCAAGCGTTAGAAAATGGGACAATCCGAAGGATGCCGAGTTGGCATGGATTATGTGACTCAAGACGCATGCCAAGTCGGTGTCATCGGGATAAAAACGTTTCCGAAAGAAAGACGAAAAATGACATAGACGTGCCCACTCAGACTGGCAGATGAGGGATGATGAAAGCAAACATCCTATCCATTGAAGCCCACGGAGTAAAAGGAATGAAGTCCACTCCCTGGCGTAAGACCTTCAAGAGCATCGAGGCACTGAACGCCTGGATCGAGAAAACCGGAGCAGAGATCTACGCCATCCGTGAGATCGCAGCCGATGAAATGACTTTCCGCTGAATTTTCTAACCAAACCAACCATGAGAAACCAAAACGACATCCTCGATAAAATCCGCAAGCTCCTCCGACTGGCCGACCGCTCACGCGGCTCCACGGAGAACGAAGCCAAGGTGGCGCTGGCCAAGGCGCAGGAATTGATGACCCGCCACAACATCGACTCGGCGCTGCTCCGCATGGAACGCGGCGAATCCGGCGGCGCTTCCTTCACCGTCAACAAGGGCAAGGTAGATCTGCCGAAGACCCTCAACCCGGCTGACATCATGATCCTGTCGCTGCTCCAGTCGCACTTCAACGTGAAGACAATCCTGATGCCCGATGGCCGGGGAACTCCGGTGGACATCATCGGCGCTGCGGCCGACATCGACTTTGCGATCTATGCCTTCCACTACCTGCGCCAGACATTCTTTCGCTGTTGGAACGAATTCAAACGGACCCACGCCAATCCCGACAAGGCATCCTACTACCGGGGCCTGCGCGACGGACTGAACGCCGAACTCAAGGCGGCGAAACAACGCGCCGAGCAATCCTATGCCAGCGACCAGCGCCAGGCATACGGACTAGTCGTGGTGGACCAGCAGGCGGTCATCACCCGCTACGTCGAGGACAATTACGGCAAGCTCCGCAATCGCAACACCCGTTCACGCCGCCTGCATTCCGGCAGCTATGTCGCCGGGGAAACCAAAGGCCGGACCATCCAAATCAACCGCCCGCTTCCATCATGAAAACCATCCAACAGAAAGACGAAAAAAGACATGGACGTGCCCGATCAGACAGGCAGATGAGGGATGCTATGACAACAGCATCATGCACTGACAGCTACCTGACCAAGGCGATGCAACAAGGCATTCGCGGATTCGAGAAAAACGGCTTCACCGCCCGGCGCATCCTGCCGGTCGATCCGATGGCCGGACTCCACGCCCGCGAGTTCCAAGCTGATTTCGCCAAGCAAACCAAAACCGGACTGCTGGTCTTCAGCGTCCGGATCGACACCGACGGCAACGTCACCAACCACAACCCACAACCAACCAAATAACATCATGAACAAACTGTATTGGATCGTCTGCGACGACAAGGAAACCAACGTATTCGAAGGCCGCTACCAGGGCCGCACCCGAGGCGAAGCTCTGAAATTCCTCAAGCAGTCCATCGGGCGCAAGACGCTCAACGGACTGGTCTTCACCATCACCGAAATCCCGGTGCCGCTGATCCGCGAGATCGTCGCGGAGATCCTTGCTGGAGGCGATGGCAACAACGTAGCAGCCGCTGCGAACGTCGTGCCGATTACCCGCCCAGAACCCGAGGCCAGCCCGGGACGTTACGACGCGTTCGCCGATGCGGCTGAGCCCGAACCAACGCCAGCGGAAACAAAGCCAACCAAGGCAAAGGCATCCAAACCCGCGAAGAAGGTCGGCAATCCCGGCCATGGCGACGACCACTGGTCGCAGGTCCGGGCCCATTGGGAGGAATGCCGCAGCGTGAAGCAGACCGCCGATCACTTCGGCCTTTCGCCCAACACGCTGAAAACCCGCATCCGCAGGGAGGGCTGGAACAAATGAGCGCACCAGACTGGAACCCGACCGTCGGTGACGGCGCGACGATTTGCCACTACTCTGACCGAACTGCCTGCACGGTGATCCGAATCAGTCCGAGCGGCAAGACCGTCTGGATGCAGCAGGACACCGCCGTCCTCGACGATTGGAAACCCGAGTTCATCCCTGGCGGATTTGCCGGCCACTGCGTGAACAACTCCGAGCAGCGCTATGCCTATGAGCCAAACCCGGACGGGATGGTTCACCGCGCAAGCCTCCGCAAGGACAGATGGTTTCGCACCACCAACGGCGAACGGGTCATCCCCGGTCGCCACCAATTCCACGACTACAATTTCTGATGATAATCGCAGTCGAAAAATACCGCAAACCCGATGGCTACGTCACGCGCTACTGGTCGGTGATGGTCGATGGCGAACTGCTCGCCGTCACCCTCTACCGCAAAGGCGCAGTGGCCGTCGCCAAAGCTATCACCAACCGCACCCCATATTAGTATGTCACGATCCTTGAAGATTCTCCCAACCCCGCAGCCAAACCCCACAAGCCCACCGCTGGCGTGGCGACCTACCGGACCCGGTGACCTCTGCGGTCCCGCCGCCACAGTTGCAGCTCGCCTCGTCGCCAAGGGGAAGAGGCTCTACCACAATCCAACAGTTCCGGTGAAGATCCTGCTCTACGGCCCGCCCGGTGTTGGCAAGACCAGCATCGCCGACATGCTAGCCGACGCATTGGCCGGCACACGCTTCGCTGTCGAGGAGTTCAACGGCAAGCTCGTCACCGTCGAAACCGTGAAGCAGTGGATGGGCAACCTTGCCACGAGCTCCCTGTTTGGAGTGTATTCGGTGAAGATCATCAACGAGATGGACCGCTGCACGCGGGATGCACAGGACCTGCTCTTGAGCTACCTCGACCGCTTGCCTCCGGGGCGGGCCGTGATCGGCACCAGCAACCTGCAACTCGACCTGCTCACCGAGCGGTTCCAGACACGCTTCCAGTCGATCAAGCTCGCGGCTCCGAGCACCGAGGACATTGCCGCCATGCTGCGCAGCCACTGGCCCGTCGATGAAGCGACCTCACTGCGGATCGCTGTCGGCAGTGGTGGATGCGTCCGGGCCGCGCTCGCCGATTTGGAATCCTGGCTGGATGCCAGCGAGTGTTGACACCATCCAAAGCGACGATGACGGATGACACCCCAAAAGCACGGACCCTCGCCAATGGCATCGAAGTGTGGTGCAGCTTCGACAAGCTCGTGCCGGTCGGTGAGCTGAAACCAAACCCGCGCAACCCGAACACGCACCCGCAGCGGCAGATCGAACTGCTCGCCAAAAACATCCGCTATTTCGGATGGCGGCAAACGATTACCGTTTCCAATCTCACTGGACTGATCGTTTCCGGCCACGGTCGGTTGATGGCCGCAAGGCATCTCGGTGTTGAGGTCGTGCCGGTGGACTATCAGGATTTCGCCAGCGAGAACGATGAACTTGCGGTGCTGGTAGCCGACAACAGGCTGGCCGAGCTTTCCACGGTCGATCTCAACGAGCTGGAAAAGATCGCCAGCGAGTGGAAGTCCATCGACTTCGACACGATCCTCGCGGGCTTCGAGCCTGCCGACATCGAAGGCCTGCTCAATCCGGGCGGCAATGACGAGGACGAGGATGAGGACGACCGGCATGACAAGGAACTCGACAAGAGTGACGTCACGGTCGCGGTCGGCCTCTACCGATTCCGCATCACTCAGGAAGAATTCATCGCGTGGTGTGACCGCGTGAAACAGGACGCCGGTTTCGACAAGGAAAGCGTCCTCAACGAAATCCGCAACCGCCTCGGACTATGAACATCACTCTCGAATCCATCGACGCCGTTAGGCCATCGACTTACAACCCACGGTCTGCAGTTGCCGAGCGTCTTGATCTGATCGAGCTGTCGCTGCGCAAGCTCGGCTTCATCGCTCCGATCTTCGCCGATGCCGAGGGAGAGATCCTTTCCGGTCACCAACGCCACCTCGTTGCAACGCGCATGGGTGCCACGCACGTCCCAGTGTTCCGCACCAAGGCGCTCGACCTCGAACAGCGCAAGGCACTCAACATCGTGTTCAACCGGGCGACCAACGACTTTGATTTCAACAGCACGCCCGGACGGGTCACCAGCGAGCTTCAATCACTCGACATCCAGGCGCTCGCCGCCCGGATTCCCGACAAACAGGTCGGCAGCGATGGATTCCTGCGCTGCCTCAAGCCCGCGGAAGTCGCCGTCAAGGACCTCTGCCGGGTGAACTCAGGACGCTGGATCCAGTATGCTCGCAACCTCGCCCGCACTCTGCATCGCCACGGCATCCTCATGCCCATCGTCTGCCGCGAGGATCTCACGGTCATCAACGGCATCGGCAGGCTGGAAATGCTGGCCGAAAAAGGTGCGGCCTTCGCGCCAGTCGTGTTCGTCACCGAGGAGGAAGCGGAATTCGCCCGGGCCATGATGAATCTGCTGTCGATGGACTTCGACATCCACACGCGCTACGCCGACATGCTGCGCTTCAATTCGTTCCGACGCGCACGTCGCGTGAGGCGTGAACTTGGCAACGGCTTCATCTTCGCCACCCATGGTGCGAAGCCATGCAAGGACTTCGACATCGGCAAATCATCCGACCGCGCTCGCTGGGTGAAGGAACACGGCACGACCATCCTCGATTTCGGAGCCGGCCACCTGACGGAAACCTTCCTCCTGCGCCAGGCTGGTATCGACTGCACGCCCTTCGAGCCCTATCGCCTCGGCCCAGGGGGCATCAACAAAGCTGAGAGCGTAGAACTGGCACGTGCATTCCTCGCGGAAGTAGCCGCGGGCAAGGAATGGACCAGCATCTTCATCGCGAGCGTGCTGAACTCCGTGCCGTTCCGCGAGGACCGCGAACACATCGCCTGCCTGTGCGCGGCTCTCTGCAAGCCGTTCACCAAGGTCTATGCCTGCGCTTCGTCCGCTGGCGAGTCAGGCTGGCGGCAGGTCAATGGCAAGGCGTTCATGAACGAGTCCAACGCCGGGAACATCGCGTTCCGCCTCGACTACGAACCGGGCATCCGCATCGGCGATTTTCAGGACAAACCCAAGGTCCAGAAGTATCACACCGAGTCCGAGTTCCGCGATCTCTTCGGCCCGTTCTTCCGTTCGGTGAAGGTCGCTGATTTTTCCAACAACATCAACGCGGCCTGCGCGTCGGCGCGTCCAGTCGATCTGGGGAGACTGCGTTCGGCCATCGAGTTCGAATTCGATCTGCCCTACCCGGACGGCACCCGCATGGATCTCGTGAAATGCGCCATGGACGCCTTCTCTCAACGTCTTCAGACTACCCTATGATCGTACTACTGGATCTCAACTACACGCTGGTAGCCAATAATCCGGCACGCGGCACCACGCCTGAGCGCATGGAGAAGCGGCTTGCCAACGAGCAATACCGGCAATGGCTGGTGGAGCTCGTGCGGCCTCACACCGTCATTCTCATCACCGCCCGCCCGGAAACGTGGACGGCCAAAACGCTTGACCGCATCGAGGAGCAAACTGGCTGGCGACCCCAGGACGCGTGCTTCGCGCCGAAGGGCTGGTGGAATCCACCGGCGATCAAGGAACACCTGCTGAAGAAGGATGTGTTCCCGATCCATGGAGAAGAAGCGCGCTACCTCGCGATTGAGAGCAACCCACGGACCCGGGAGATGTATGCCCGGTTCTCCATCCCGTGCTTCTGGGTGACGGCGGAAGGAACCTGCCTGACCGAAGGGACGCGGATCGTAAAGCGGCTGCCGCGTTGACATCCGCCACGCGGGCATGAGTGAAGCCCAACGTGATGAGGTGATCCCCCGTGGTGCCTGGCAGTTCGATCAGGAAGTGACTGCGGTGTTCGACGACATGCTCCAGCGGAGCATCCCGCAATACAACGCGATGCGCATGGTGACCTTTGAGGTGGGTCGCCGCTTCGTGCAACCCGGCACGGCCATCATCGACATGGGATGTTCTCGCGGCCAGGCGCTGTTGCCGTTCGTTTCCAACTTCGGTGCGGCCAACGATTACATCGGCCTGGAGATCAGCGAGCCGATGATCGAGGCGGCGCGAGAGAACTTCGCTTATCACCAGCACGGCAATCGCGTCACCATCCAGTCTGCCGACCTTCGCCGCGAGTTCCCAGGTGTGACTTCCAGCCTCGTGCTCTCGGTGCTCACGCTCCAGTTCACCCCCATCGAATACCGCCAGCAGATCATCCGCCGCGTGTTCGAGTCGCTCGCTCCGGGCGGGGCCTTCATCCTCGTGGAGAAGGTCCTTGGAGCGACAGCAAAGCTCGACGAGGCGTTCGTGAATCTCTTCCTCAACATCAAGCGGGAGAATGGATATTCTGACAGCCAGATCGACCGGAAGCGGATGTCGCTGGAAGGCGTGCTGGTGCCGGTGACCGCCCGCTGGAATGAGGAACTTCTCCATCAGGAAGGCTTCACTTCGGTCGATTGCTTCTGGCGGCATCTGAACTTTGCGGGATGGGTAGCTGTGAAACCATGAGCCACGGGAATTCGACATCACCCGTGCTGCCCGCCGATGTCGCTGAGAAGATCCTCGATGCGGATTTTCAAAACGTCGTTCGCAAAGTGGCGGCAGGCAAACCTCTCACCGTCGCTGAACGTGCGCGTATCGAGTCCCGGGCGGCCGGCAGTGAGGAATCGCTCGCTTATGCGAAAACCCTAGTCGAGCTCGCGGCCGTTTTGGGCGTGACTCGCAGAACGCTCACCACCTGGCAGAAGATGGAGGGCGCTCCCAAGCCGCTCTCCAACGGGCTCTGGCCGGTGGCCGACTGGCGTGAGTTCGTTCGGCTGCGCGGCTTGAAAGCGGGCAAGGTGCCGGTCGGAAATGAGGAGGCACTCAAGGCCCGCAAGTTGCTCGCTGAGGTCGAGGAGCGGGAACTCCGCATCGCCGTGAAAAAGGGCGAATTCGTTCCGATCCATCAGGTGAAAAGCGAATGGATCGGTTTGGTCGCCCAAGCGACATCCATCCTCCGGGCCAAATTTGAAAACGAGCTTCCGCCGATCCTATCAGGGCTCGACGCCACGGGCATCCAGCGAGAATGCCGCCAGGCGATTGATGAGGTGCTTCTCTGTCTTCACGAGAGCTGACCCGCCGTTGACGTGGGCGGAAGGACTGTGAATGTCCTGAAGGAAATTTGGCGAGAGGCGTGGCAACCGCCTGACAGAAGGCCTCCGTGGGAGTGGTGTGAGGATCACATCGAGGGCATTCCGTATTCGCCCAACCCAGGCCGATTCCGGTCGGAAAACTCGCCATGGATTCGCGAGGTGATGGAGACCTTGGTCGATCCCCGTGTGCGCCTGGTTTCGATCATCGCGTCGGTCCAGTCATCAAAGACCACGGCCCCGGAGCTGACGCTCTGCTACATCATCGCCAACCTGCCCGGGCCGACGCTCTGGCTTGACCAGACGGACGAAGACGCCCGCGACTATTCCGAAGCGCGACTCCAGAAACTCTTCGACCAATGCCAGCCGGTAGCGCGGCTCATGCCCACCGGCATTCATCGCCACAAGCGCAAGAACAGCGCCATCCATTTCAACAATGGCATGGTGCTCTGGATTCTCGGGGCGCACAACAAGACCAACCTGCAGCGCCGTTCGATTCGCTGGTTGGTCGGCGATGAAACCTGGCGATGGCCAGAAGGTCACATGGCGGAAGCCGAGGCCCGCGTCACCGCATTCGGCTGGCTTGGCAAGTGCATCTTCATGAGCCAAGGCGGAGAGGAGGATGACGACACCCACCGGAAATTCCTCACCACCGACCAACGCGAGTGGACGTTTGCCTGTCCCGAGTGCGGTCACCGCCAGCCGTTCAAGTGGGAATGCGTCGAGTGGAGCAAGTCGGCCAGGGATGAATTCGGCGATTGGGATTTCGACGAAGTCCGGCGCACCACCGCTTTGCGCTGCGAATCGTGCAACCACTACTTCAGCGATGGCGAGCGCACCCGCCGCGAACTCAATGCCACCGGTGCCTTCGTGGCGAAGAATCCAAAGGCATCAAAGGAAAACGTCGGCTTCCACTGGAACGCGCTGTGCGCAATGAGCTGGGGACAGTTGGCCGAACTCTACCTGCGGGCGAAGTCGGCTGCACGGAAGGGAGACGTTTCGCTGCTCCAGCAGTTCTATCAGAAGCGCCTCGGCCTGCCATGGCGCGAATACGTCGAGGACTACAAACTCGAAATCACCAAGTCCGGATACAAGCGCGGTGAGACCTGGGAAGAGGAAGGCGCGATCGATCCGAAGACCGGTCGCATTCTCGCTGCCCCGTTGCCCGAACGCACCGGCCTGATCCCACTGCGCTTCATCACGGTGGACTGCCAGATGGATCACTTGTTCCTGGTGGTCCGCTCCTGGTCGGCTGAGGGATCAAGCCGCCTGATGTGGAATGAGCGCATTCTGACCTTCACGGACATCGACGTGATTCAGGAACGCTTCGGCGTGCATTCGAGCCTCGTGTTCCTGGACGCCGGCTATGCGACTTACGACGTCTATCGCGAGTGCGCCAAGCGCGGTTGGGTCGCACTTATCGGAGACCGCCGCCCGGTCTATGCTCACAAGGGACGCGACGGCAAAACCGTCCAACGATTCTACTCGCCCCGGCGCAAGGTGGTGCTGTCGCATAAACAGTCGTGCCATGTCCACTACTGGAGCAACCTCAACATCAAGGACACCCTGGCTCGCCTGCGTCGCAATCAGGATCCGGCTCAAGGCCCAACGTGGGAGGTGCCCGACGACATCGACGACGACTACCTCGCCCAGATGGAGAGTGAGCAGCGGGTGAAGGAAAAAGGCCAGTGGATGTGGAAGCAGATCGGCTCACGGCCTAACCACCTGTTTGATGCGGAATGTCTTCAGGTTGTTGGGGCGACCATGTTGAAGATCGTGGGTAGAGAAGCGGCAAGCGGGCGGGACTTGACAGCAACGCCGGGAAGTGACTCCCGAACAGCGCGAGAAGAAAAACAATCGACTTCGTGAATGGCGAAAGGGAAAACGCAGGGACGATCCCGAGTGGGCAAAGCGGCAGGCCGAATACTCCAAGCAATACGCCCGCAAAAGGCGAAACGACGGAACACAGTTCGACGATAAGCGCAGGAAGGTCGGGAGGGATTACTATCACCGTCTGGTTCAAGCCGCTGAGGGCCGTGAAAAAGTTCGTGAAGCTTCCTTGCGAGCCTATCGAAAACGCGTTCAAGACGAAGAATCGAGATTGAAACTAAGACAGCAGCAGCGGGAACACGCGCGGAAACGGAAAAAGTCCGATCCTGAATTTGCAATCAAAAGTCACCTCCGAGCGAGGTTGGCTGACTTGGTCAGGGCAAGCAGATGCAAGAGAAACAAATCCGCCATTGAACTGACAGGTGCAAGTATTTCTGAACTCTGCCGACACCTTGAAAAGCAGTTCAAGCGTGGCATGTCCTGGGGAAACTATGGCGATTGGCACATCGACCACATCATTCCCTGCTCGAAGTTTGATCTAACCGATCCTAGGCAGCAGTCTGTCTGCTTTAACTATCTGAACCTCCGACCGTGCTGGGCAGCTGAAAATATTCGGAAGGGCAATCGGCTCATTGCACCAGCCCAGTTGCCTTTGGGAATTTGAAAGCGGCAGTGCCCGTTGACAGCTCCGACGGGGAGTCATGAACAACGTCACCATCCTCCGACTTCTCACCGCAGTGGCTTCCGGTCTCTCGACTCTCGCCGCGCTCGATCTGGCCGGCATCGCCCAACTCTTCGATCCCGCCACCGCGAAATACCTGCTCGCCGTCGGTCCCGCCGCGCTCGCCGTGAAGGAACTCGTCGTCGTGCTTGGAGATCTCTTCGACGACGGCAAACCGAACAAGTCCTTCAACCTCGGCTTGTTCGGTTTTGCGCTCGCAATTCTAACCCTTCCGTTCGTCGTGTCCTGCACTACGCCGCCAGCCGTGCAGGGTGAATTCATCAACAAGGACGGGCGCATCACGGTTCATCCGGATGGCCGTTTTGAAATCATCGTCGAGCCCCGCACCGGCAAGTGAGTCTGGCCCCCAAGTAGCCACCCATCATGAGTGCGACGCTTTGGACAAGAATCCAGAAATTCCTGGGAATCGCAGCCGATGGCGTTCCGGGCAATCAGACCGCTCAGGCCGTGGCATCCAGACTTGGGATTGATGCCGCCACACCAGCGGCCATCCCATCCAGTGCCATCATTGATCCCAGATCCGAGGCGAACATCGCCACCCTCACGCCCAGCGCACAAGTGAAGTCCCGCGAGTGGCTGGCAAAATGCCGCGCTGAGGGAATCAACGTGAAGGTGATCTGCGGGCTGCGGAGCTATGACGATCAAGCCGGTCTCTACGCGCAAGGCCGGACAAAGCCCGGCCCCAAGGTCACCAACGCCATGCCCGGCTATTCGTGGCACAACTTCGGCGTGGCCTGGGACTTCGTTGTCTTCGACACCAACGGCAAACCACAATGGGAAAGCCCACTGATGGAACGCTGCGGAATGATCGGCGAGGAACTCGGGCTCGAATGGGGCGGACGCTGGAAGAGCCCACAGGACACTCCACACCTGCAACTCAAGACCGGAATCACCCTTGCGGAGGCGCGTCGGCGTCGGAAGAACGGCGAACAGATTGCCTGACCGTTGACACCCGCCGCCGTGCATGGCTCGCGGACTCTTCATCACCGGATTCACTGTTTCCGAAGTGCTCGCCATCCAGAAGCGGGCAAAGGACCTGCTCCTCGAAGGCAAGACGATCATGAACTGGAACGACGCGGATACTTCCACCGCCAAACAGTTCACCATGCCGGTCGATCAGGTGCTTGAGGAATGCGGTCACGCGCTCCGTGTGCTCGATCCGACCACCTACGGAAAACCCCGCATCGCCACCGCATCATTCGTCTCCGGCTATCTCCCGAAATGACCAGTCTCAAACATATCGCGATGCGCTTGTTGCCGCCCGTCCTTGTGCCGAAGGCGTGGGGATCTCCGTTTGAGGCCGCCAACTGGTCGCCACGTCGTGGCATGGTGCCTGGAGCTTCACCCACCGACGCACGCAATGAACTCACACCGGGTGTCCGCACCGAGTTGGTCCGGAAGTCCCGCTACATGCACAAGAACAGCGGCTTCATGCGGGAGCTGGTCGCCAACATGGCGATTTACTCGACCGGCGACGGTATCCGCGTCCAGGCGCAATCGCCCAAGCCGGAATGGAACCGTGCCGCTGAAGCCTACTTCGCTCTGTGGTCGGCCCGCTGCGAGGTGACGCGCCGGTTCTCGTTCGAGGAATGCCAAGCGCTTGTATGCCGTGGCATGGACATCGACGGCGAATACTTTGTCCACAAGACCCGCGATGCTGAAGGTGAACCGCGCATCCAGTTGATCGAATCCCACCGCATTGGTGATGATTACGGATCAAAGGATACCATCGACGGTGTGGGACTCGATACCTGGGGCGCTCCGGTTTTCTATCGGGTGTTGGAAGACAGCAGCAAAACCCGCGATCTCCCGGCCGAGGCCATCCTGCACATCCACGAGCCCGAATGGGCGGGGGGAGTGCGCAGTCATCCGACGATCCAGCATTCCATCAACCACGTCCTCGACGAAATGGAACTCCTCGCGTTGGAGAAGCATGCGGTGAAGGACAATGCCGACGTCTCCCGCGTCCTCAAAACGGCCCGTGGTGAGATCGACGATAACGGTGACTTCGTGGTGGGTGGTGCGGGCACTAGCAATGATCCAAGTGACCCGGTCTCCCTTCAGCGCATCGTCGGAGGCAAGCTCGTGGCACTCAAACCCGACGAATCGCTCGACAGCTTCCAGTCGAACCGTCCGTCGCCCACATTCACCGGCTTCCTGGAACACCTGCGGCGTGACTCCGCGCTTGGGATGATCCCCTTCGAGTTCGCTGCGGATTCGAGCAAAGTCGGCGGCGCGGGTGTGCGCTTGATCGTTGCCAAGGCGGATCGTCGATTCTCGTTCCGCCAGATGATCCTCGAACGCCGCCTGATCCGCCCGGTGTGGGCCTACGTCATTGGCGATGCGATTGCCCGCGGACTTCTGCCGCCTATTGCGGAATGGTGGAAGATTTCCTCCGTGCCTCCAAAGCGCGTGACGGTGGACGCCGGACGCGAAGCCCAACAGAACCGCGCCGACGTGGAGATGGGACTCAAGACCCTATCCGATCACTTCCAGGAACTCGGTGCCGACTTCGGCGAGGAAATCGAACGCCGCGCCAGCGATGCCAAACTCATCCTCGACACCGCCCTCAAATACGGTGTGCCCGTCGAGATGCTCTGGAAGCCTTCCGGCTCGGCGTTGACACCGACGACCGGGCGTGAATCCGGTTCTTCATCATCGCGAGTGGCTCATCCAGCCTGATGCCCTGCAATCCATGGCCGCATCGCTGCGGGGCCTTGTGGATCGCGGTGGATCACTTCCCAATCATCAGCCGTCCAGTTCACTCCTATCCGTCGAGGATGGCATCGGCGTTGTGGCCATTGAAGGTCCTATCCTTCGCAAGGCCGATCTGTTCGCCCGTGTGTTCTTTGGTGCCACCGGTTCCGAGGACATCGGCGCTGCACTCCGTGAGGCTGGTGCGCGCGACGACATCAAGGCGGTGTTTCTCAACATCGACTCACCTGGTGGAACCGTGGCCGGCACGCCGGAACTCGCGGCGGCGGTCGCCTCGTTGAACGAACAAAAGCCAGTCTATGCGTTCTCGTCGGGGCTGATGTGTTCTGCCGCCTACTGGGTGGCAAGCCAGGCCCGGGCCATCTACGCCACGCCATCCGCGCAAGTCGGATCCATCGGCGTCGTGCAGGCGGTGATCGACAACAGTGCCGCCCTCGATAAGGCGGGCATCAAGGTCGAGGTCTTTTCCGTCGGCAAATACAAAGCGATGGGCGCGCCGGGCACTCCGCTCACTGACGACCAGCGCGAACTTATCAGTTCTAACCTCGCGGAAATCGCCGGGGAGTTTCATGCCGCCGTGCTTGCCAGGGGACGCGCCATTCCTGCCGACGCGATGGAAGGCCAGACGTTCAGCGGCAAGCAGGCCCAGCGACACAACCTTGCTGGCATGGTCCCGGATCGTGCCGAAGCCATGCGCCGTCTTCGCATCTATCACGCGGCGGTTGACACGGGAGCACGGGCGATGAGCACCGCTCCCGAAGACCTACTACTAGAAGCCCGCACCCAGGTCTCTGACCTTCAGCGGGATTATCAAGCACAGACCCAACTTCTCAATGAGGCGTCAGCCAATGCGGATTCCCTGCGAGGTGAGGTCGAGTTGCTCACTGCCGAAATCGACACGCTCAAGGCCGAACGCGACACGGCAACCGCCGATGTCACCACGCTGCGCAAACAGGTCACCGACCTCCAGTCGTCGCAGGCCGATTTTGACACCCGCGTCCAGACCGAGGTCGCCCGCGTCGTCGCATCCACCGGCACCACGCTTCCAGCCCGCGTCACTCCCGCAGGCGATGCCACCCAGGCCGCCGACCTCCATGCGCAGTTCGCCGCGATCACCGACCCGGCCGCGCAAACCGCCTTCTGGCGGAAACTCACGCCCGAACAACAAGCCCTCATTCTCAAACACCAAGCCTGATAGACAGCCATGCCCAACACTCTCACTAACGTCAAAGACATCAAGGTCGCCCAGAAGGCGCTAATGCCCTTCATGGCGAACCTGATGCCCGTGTCCTCTTTCTCCACCAACTTCGGCCCTCAGCAGGCCGACAAGGGCGACACCGTCCGCGTCCCGCTGGTCGGCGCTCCCACCGGTTCGAGCGACTTCGCCGGGGACTACACCGCCAACGCCGATTCGACCGTCACCACCATCCCGGTGACGCTCAACCGTCACAAGTTCAAGACGGTCCACGTCACCGCCCGCGAGGCGTCTGAAACCGCAATGGACCTGCTCGACACTTTGGTGGCTGGAGCTGCCCAACAACTCGCCCAGGATGTGCTGCTCGACATCATGTCGGTCATCACCCAGGCGAACTTCGGTGCTCCACTCGCCGCTGTTGCTGCGACCAACTTCAATTACAAGAAGGTCCTTGAAGCCCGCGAGAAGTGCGGGGAGGCGAAGATGCCTGCCGCGCCTCGCTCGCTCGTGCTCGACGCTGGTTACTACACCAACCTGCTTGCTGACGACGTGGTGGCCAAGAGCTTCAACCTGAACCTCAGCGCCCCCGGCGTCACCGAGGGTCTCATCAAGCGCCTCGCCGGATTCGATCTCCACGAAACGGTGGTCATCCCGGCCGACCATGCGGAAAAGCTTGTTGGATTTGCGGTTCACCCGAGCGCGGTTGCCGTGGCGATGCGCTACCTTCAGCCCGTCGCCGAATACCAGCAAGCCGGTGCTGTCACCGACCCGCAGACCGGCATGACCTTCGGCTACCTGCGATTCACCGACACCCGTGCCAACAAGGTGTTCGTCACCATCGAGTGCCTCTACGGCTTCACGTTGGGCAAGAGCGACGCCCTCAAGCGCCTCGTCAAAGCCTGAGCCATTCTAACCAACATCTAGCAAAACATCGCCATGATTCCTTTTAGCTTTACCGGCAATGCCGGATCCACTCTCAGCCATGTAGTCGTCCCCGCCAGCGGATTCGACCGTGTCCGTGTCCAGTATGCGAGCGCCACCTCCGACAAGGCGGCATCGTTCCTGACCTTCCGCTCGCAGTCGCGAGTGACAACCGTCACGGCCGCCAGTGCTGCCAACCAGACCGTCATCAACGCGCCTCCTTACATCGGTGCCGCTGCGAACGATGTGGTGGTTCTGTTCTCCAATGCCACCGGAACCGGCGTGCGTGGAGTCATTTCCTCGGTCGATGCTGTGGCCGGCACGATCACCCTGAGCGCCAACCTCGGCCTTGCACTGGCCTCCGGTGACACGGTCTCGCTCATGGCGACTCGCGGCCAGGTGCCGGTCGGTGCCGCGACCAAAGAAGTCAACGCTCCCACGGTCTTCGCCGCGAACGAGGGGCCCGCCCTCATCGAACTCGATGGCACCGCAGCCTGCCGCATCAATCTGGTGGCAGGCGAATACTCCTGATCTCCAACATCGGCGGATGTGGTTCATGGGACACCCTCTCTCGGGAAATCGGGAGAGGGTGTTTCATTTTTGACAGCGCAGCATTGGCATGAGCCTAGAATCGGAAATCCTCGCTGACCTACGGCAGCTTCTATCAGAGCATGGAGTGAAAGCGCGGTGGAAGGGCATCGACCTGCTCGTGCTTGTAAGCCGGGTGAAGCGCGAACAGCAGATCGACATGGGGGGATTTGTTGATTCTCCCGATCTCAGCCTGCGCGTGCCGAAATTGGCCTTCGCAGGACCACTGCCCAAGTTCGGTGAACGCATCGAGGTGGACGGTTCCGAATACCGGATCTCGCAGGTTTCCAGTCATCCGCGCTCGCCCTTGCTCATCCTCAGCCTCTCCACCACCGATGAGTGACGTGCGTTTTACTGCCAAGATGAAGGGCGGCAGCGACGTGGCGAGGTTGCTCAATCGCTATCCGGAAAAGGTGGGCCGCACCATGGAATCCCTGGTGAAGCAGGAAGCCCGCGGACTCGCCGTCGAACTGGCACGCAATACGCGGCCGTTTGGATTCTTGGAGAAGGCAAAAAAGTTGGGCGAGCGTGCGGTGGCCAAGGACATCAGCGGCGTGTTCGCTCTGCCTTCCGCCGCCTTCGAGGAAATCCGCAAGTCCGACCCGGGAGCGGCAGACAGGTTTTGGTCGAACATCCAGAACCGGCGATTCTCCAGGGCGGAAACTGCGCTTCGGTCGTCGAGCTCCGGCTGGAAGGATCTAACCGTCGGGCGTCTCGATCCAAAGCTTCACAAGTGGGGGCAACTGGGTGGCGACAAACCCAAGCAGATCGTCACAAGCAGCAAGGCGCTCGATACCTACATCGCCAAGATTCAGAAGCGCGTCGGCTTTGCCAAAGGCACCTGGATCAATGCGGCGAAGGCCATCGGCGGTCGGGTTCGTGGATCCGTTCAATGGGTGACCCGTCACAAGCTTTCCCCTGGGACAGCCACCGTAAAGACCGGCGACAAGGCTTCGGTCACGCTCATCAACAATCTCGATTACATCGAAGAGGTTTCCACCTACACCGGAATCAATCTTGCGCTCCAAGTGGCTGCAGGGCGGCTGCGGAAGGCGTTGTCCACGTCGTTGACGAAGATCAATGACAAAGTGAATCGTTCGATGCGCAAAGCAAGTTGACTCGCCTCGTCGGTCAAGATGCCCAACCTGATCGAAGACCGCCTCTCATCACTCTTGGCCGAGTGGATCGACGCCAACCGGCCCGAGGAATTTCCTGATTCAACCGCCCTGCCAATTCATGTCGCCAGACGTGATGAAATCCGCACCCGCCCGTGCGTGGTCCTCAATCCCTCGGAAGCGAAGCCGATTCCTGCAATGCCGCACTCCGCACGGGTGAAACTCGATGTGCATCTGTTTTCCCAAGTGGACGACACGCCAGCCGAAACGCACGCAGAATGGGCAGGAAAGCTGGTGGCATTGCTCGGTGGCAAGGCGACGATCCAAGGAGCATTGGATTCAGACACCTTCGTGCTCCACGACCTGCTAGAACGGGAAAGCGTGACTACACCGGACGAGTCTCGGGGGCGTGAATCAGTTCTCAGCTACGAAGCGATCGTGTCTGCGGTGTGAAAATCTGGGCGGAGTTTGTCGGCTCCCTCATGACATAGAACCGACATGCCTCCGCCCAGATGGATCGGAACGATCCGACCCTATTGATTTTCCAATTTGTGTCGAGTGGGTTGACACGCCGCACGCGGTCAAATGGCCGCGACTTTCCTTGGCACCACCGGCAACTGGGGCATTCCCCAGGATGAAACCGGAATCATCATCACCGACCTTTCCTTCGACTACTCCAACCAGGAGAAGACCGTTTTGGACAAGGGCGGTGAAATCATCGGTCTCGCACTCTATCAGGAGAAGGCCGAGATCAAGCTGTCCGGCTTGGTGAAGAAAACGGGACCGTTCGCAGGGAAAATTGGTGCGGCTCTGGCTCTCACGAATGCGATTCCCGCCCACATGCAATCCAGTGGCGGCACCACGATCATCAAGCAGATCAGCCGCGCCCTCAACAACGAGGACTTCGAGAAGATCGACATCACCGCCACCAACTATCCGCTGGTGACCTCTGGTGGCGGCGCGTGAACCAAACTTTTCCGAACGAGATACCGATATGAACGCCATCACCCACATTTCATCCACCGCCACCAGCAACACCTGCCTCGCCTCAGCCTTGACGGCAGTGGGCATTCCGCTCGCCGAGAAACCGTTCGTCCGAGTCGTCGGCGATGGCATTCATGGCGAGCGCACCGTTTGGTTCTTCGAGCCACAAAGCGCGGACAATCGTTTCCAGACCAAGGAACTCATCGAAGCGTGGAACGACGAGGCTTGGCACCTGGCCAACCCGGAGCACCCGTTCGCCTACATCAAGTGCGCGCTCATGAACCGCCAGCGCCTGGTGGACAAGGTGAAGCAGGACGTGCCGCTCGGTTGCGTGAGACGCCGTGGCAAGATCGCCTTCATCCCGCTCGATGCCACACCTGCCACTGAAGACCTTTTCCTCAAATACCTCTGAGATCCTATGAATGACCTTGAACGCCAGAAACTGCTCTCCGCTTCCTTCCACAACGTGGAGACCATCATTGCCGGACACTCCATGCGCCCGCTAAATCTGGCAAGCTACGACGTGCTTCTCCGCACCGAGAACCCGCTGGTCAAAGGTGAAATGCCTGCGGACGGCACAACCGAATTTACTTCGGCCATCATGGGATTTGTCTTCACCCACTGCGCACCCTGGCCCGAGGTGGTGCGAGCTTCGTTCAACGCCCAAGGATTCCGAGAAGCGGCACTGATCTTCTGCGGTGGACTCACCCCGACCGACTTTCAGACCGCGCTCAAGAGCCTCGAAGAACAAAGCCGGGAGCTGGAGGCGGCACAGGTCGAAACCATGGGAGACCTCGGCGGAAAAAAGCCCCTCCCTGTGACGAACCCGGCTTCCTAGCCGCCCAGGTATTCGCCATCGCTGCCGAAACCGGTTGGCCCGAGGAACGGATCCTGTTCATGCCGTTGGCACGGTTGGCGCAGTATCAGCACTGCCTACTGCGGCGGAATGGGGTACGGACGGAGTGGAGCCAATCCACTACTACCGGATTGGATTTAGGAGACCAACTTGCGTTGCTTCGACTCAGGTGGAGTCAGTCGGTTGACGCTGATGCAGGATCATGAGCGCCCTGACCGTCACCCTTGGAGCCGACATCTCCGCGTTGCAGCGGTCCATGGCGGGTGCCACCCAGCTCGTTTCCGCATCTGCCAAAAAGATGGCAAGCCTCACCGCCGCTGGGTTGAAAGTCGGGCTCGGGGCAGCACTCGCTGGTGGCGGCGTAGCACTAGCCGCAGGAATGAAGGCGGTTACTTCCGCCGCAGATTTCGAGCAAACAAAAGTGGCCTTTGCGACCCTGATTGGGGATGCGGGCAAGGCGGAGCAAACTCTCGCGCAACTCCGTGAACTTGGGGCAAAGACGCCGTTCGAGTTCCCTGAACTCGCGGATGCCGGCCGCAAGCTCATCGCCTTTGGTGAAGGTTCTGACACGGTGGCCGCGACTCTCGCCCGCATTGGCGACGTGTCGGCGGGCGTGCAGGCACCGGTCAACGAGATCGCCGAGCTCTACGGCAAAGCACGGGTCCAGGGGCGGCTCTTCGCTGAGGACATCAACCAGCTCACTGGCCGGGGGATTCCGATCATCGGAGAGCTCGCGAAGCAGTTCGGCGTGTCGGACTCCGAGGTGAAGAAGCTCGTGGAGTCCGGCAAGGTCGGATTCCCCAACATCGAGCGGGCGTTCATCGACATGACCGCGCAGGGCGGAAAGTTCTCGGGCATGATGGAGGCGCAAAGCAAGACGACCAACGGCTTGTTCTCCACCCTCAAGGACACGATCAACGAGGTCTTCCTGACACTCGGCACGCCAATCAACGATGCGATCCGGCCCCTGGTTGAACAGGCCATCGCCCTTGCCCAGAAACTCGCTCCGCTTGCGGCGGAGGCAGGGAACAAAATCCGAGACGCCTTGCAATACGTCATCGCCGTGTTCAAGAGCGGCCAGTTCATCAACCTTGTCGGATCATCGTTGAAGCTCGGGTTTGCCATGAGCGTGAATTTCCTGTGGGCCACGCTCCGCGCCACCATTGCGGCTGCTGGGCAATACATCGTGGAGATTTTCAAGACGGCCATCACCTACTTCCAGGTCCTCACCACTGCCGACTTCTGGAAGGGCATGGGCAATGCGCTGATCGGGATCTTTCTCAGCGCCGTCGGCTTCCTCCAAAAAGGAATCGCCGAAGCAATCGAGATCGCTCGCCCGCTGGCCGAGTTGTTCGGGAAGGGTGAATCTATCAACTCCGCCCAAGGAGCCTTGCGCGAATCGGCGGGCATTCTCGATGCCGAAGCTGCGGCGCGATTCAGTGATGCGGGCGACCAGCTTGGACCGCTCGCCGCCAAGGTGGGACTCAGGCTCAAAGAGGCCGGCGAAAACATCTCCGCCCGCTTCGGCGACGTATTCTCCAACACCGCCGAGGTGATCGACACGACTGGACTGAGGGAGGGCATGAACAACGTCCTTGGCACCATCCGGGAGGCGCTTCCGAAGCCAGAGGATGTGAAACAGGCCGCGACTTCTGCGGCGAAGGTCAAGACAGCCAACACGCCCGCGGCCGTCAGCACGTCAGCCTCCACATTGGCTCCCATCGTCACGTCGCTCGGTAAAGTCGGCGGCGGTGGATATTCGTCCGGCACCCTCGACGCGCAGCGGGAGAACAACAAGCTGACCAGCGAGACGAACCGGATTCTCCGGGACATGAGCGAACGCATGAAACCCGGCACCGGCACCTACGGTTCCGCATTCGGTTGACGCCAAGTCCTGGCCAAGATGCCGAGACACGTTTCCATTCAACCGGGCAAACTTTACCCGCAGCCGGATTATTCGGTGGCGGTGGATCGCGAGGGCAAGTGGACGGCCACCCAGGTTTTCCTCTGCCATCGCAATTCGATCACCCAGGTGATGCCGCGTCCCGGGACTCCCCATTCGGACATTCCTTTCATGTGGGTGGATTCCGCTACGGCTCAGGTTTCTGAAGGTGACATCGCCCAGATCACCTGCAACTACGCGGGGACTGACAATACCACGAGCGACCCAGCGAAGACGACCTATTCGCTCGGCCTGTCCTTGTCCGAGGAGCCCTTGCTCTCTCACAAGAAGTTTCGCGATCTCACCGACGAGGAGAAGGAGGCGCTGCAGGCGATCAGCAGTGGCAAGGACAAAGATTCGTCCGGCAGTTCCTACAAGGACAAGGTGACCAGCGAGCTTGGAAAGAAGGCATTGGAAAAGATCCTACGGGGGCAAACCTCCTATTACTCGCCGAAGGTTGTCTGGCGGCAATCCACGGTGCGACGGACATCGGCGGCATCCAGCGACGTGCGCAAGATCGGTCAGATCGACAACCCGGATGGGCGACAGCCGACTCTATCAGACGGTCGCACTTGGCTGCTCAACAGTGTGAGCCAAAGTCAGGAAGGTAACTCTTACCGGATCGAGCGCGAATGGATTTCCTCCGACGCTGGGGGCTGGGACGAAGACATTTACAACCTCTGAAGCCATGCGCCTGCCATCGAAAAAACGCCCCGGCAACCCGATCCTTGCCAAGGACTGGAACCTGCTCATCGAGGCCTTGGAAGCCCGCACGCCGCGCCCGGGACCAGGGACCGAAATTGTTTCAACCACGGCAGGCTTCACCTTCCGCGTAAAGCCCTCCGCTGCGGGGGGCGCTGGGGCCAAATCCATTCCGCTCGCCATCATTGGGTCACGCCCGCCCTACATCGCCGCATCCGCCACACCTCCAAGCCAGCAGGAGACAAGCAAGCGGTATTACATCGAATGGGGCACGCTCAACAATCTGGTCGCAGAGAACTGGGATGCCTCGTTCACCGTCTCGGCGACTACCTACTTCTTTGCGAAGGCCACGTTGAGGACCTCCGGTTCACTGCTCGTCACCCGATGGGAGATTGTTACCGGCCCGAACTACGATTCTCACAAGATGCCCGACTGGGAAATCGGTGAGAGCCGGCCGAATACGGCGGTCGTTTCGCTTGGCATGGTCTTCGTTGCGGATGGCGTTCACAGCATTGCTCAGTCGGGGGGCGGATCGTTGGTCGTTAGCGAGCACGTCACCTCGATCCAATCGGGATCGGGGGCAGGAGAAATTCGTGTTGGCAAAGAGCTCACCTATCACCGGCTGACCTATTGAAGCAAATGAACTTCAGCGCAAACGACCTGATGCCGCCCATCCCGGCAGTGCCGATCAAACAAGTGTGGTTCCGCCTGCCTCTCACGCCGTTTTTCATCGCTCCAGCAGGCAGCGCAAACTCACGAACGCGCGGTTTCCACGGAGACGACTTCTACCTCCAATTCAAGAACACCCGGGAGTTCAAGGAGGACGGCACGCTTGAGGACGAGCCGATCTGTGGGTTTGCTGCCTACAGAAAATCCACTTCGGTGGACCTGTCGGAAGAGGATGATTGGAGCGGCACGCTCACTCGGTCTTACGTGTTCGATCAGGACGCAAACCAGGTGCGGGTCGAGACGGTGGAGGACGGCAACCACACCATCGGGCTGACCCATACCCGGACTGCGACCACTGCGAAGCAGAAGGATGCGTTCGAGGATCCTCCAGCTCACATTGAGATCACTCTCTCCGAGGCCGTGGACAAAGCGTGGCTGGCGGGAGAGTTGCAGCGGTGGATGAGCGAACCGGATGACTTTCGCGATGCAACGGGCAATGGTCTCGGCACCTACTCCTACATCGGCCAGGGAGCGACCCGCAGTGAGAGCGACGGATACCTTGGGATCATCGGCGGAGGTGACGTGGTGGCGCTGGGCCCGTGGTTTTCTGGGGAGCCCTACGGCATGGTCGGTGACGAGGGGGACAAATGGAACGGGCAGTTTTCCACCTGGATCAATCGGGTTCGTCGGAAGAACGCTCCCGTCATCCATCGGGAAAGCTCCAAACACGAGGGGGCTGTGTATTCGGGTGGCTCGAATCTGGCGGTCGGCAGTTCCATCTACCGGGACGGATACGCGGAAATGGCGCTTTCTGATCCGATTGGCGACTTGTGGATGGATGGGCACGGGGTGTTTCAGGAGTCCGAGGCGCTCACATCGTTTCCAATGTCGGCAGTCTCCTCATACGCATTCTCCAGTCTGATGTCATACACGGGCGACGGCGCAGCCAACGAGCTCACCCTCGTGAGCCGCACGGGTAAGTGCTACCGGGTGACAATCCAGGCGGGACGTTACGAATACGGCGAGAACGGTTCTGAATGGGTGACGACCCAGACCCATGTGCTGACGACTGATGCAGCCACGCTCCAGGCATCACTCACCCTTGAGCAAGACGAGGATGCCTGGGAAATCCGCGTCGCTCGCATCGAGGAGGAAGTCACCATTGATGGCCAGACGCAATGGAAGGTAGTGGCGGATGCGGAAGCCTACGCGCAATACGTGGAGGATCTTCAAGCGTGGCAGACTGCATGGGACGCGTGGGACGACGGTGGTCGGGTGGGAGACGCCCCGATCAAGCCCGCCGAAAAAAAGAACCCCGAATCCCTCATCGGTCCCGACGTGGTGGGGGGCTACCTACTGCTGGCGGCGATAAAATTGCGAAGCGGTTCCCGGTTTGGATTTGCACCGCTCGTGTATTCAGAGGAGACCGCGAACGACCGCTACCGGAAGCGCACGTTCAAACTTCATCTCACTCCGGGAACCGTGCAATCCCATGAGGGTGCATGTGGCGTTGGGGCGATCAGCGGCTCGGCCGATCTGGAATGGAGCGAGGAGTTCGACGCAGAAACCGGACTGCAACTTTCCCGTGAGGTTGGTCAGTGGCAACTCAGCATCAACGGACAGGACTGGACGCAGGAGAATCCAGACGCGTTCGACAGCGTGTTCTTCAGCGGATCGACCTCGAAGGAACAAGCTGCCACCAAGATCCGGCGTGAGGGGACATTCGCATGGTCGGGACGCTTCATCGTTGGATTCGATGCTCCGGACCCGTTGGGGAAAGTTGCAAACAGCGATTGGACTAAAGTCACGATGTCAGCAGTCGAGGAGAGCAACGAATCAGGAAGCATCACGCTCAATCCACCCGCGTCCGGGACGAGCTTGTTCTTTGAGGGACACCGGTTGACCTATGACGCGGGCGTTTGATCCGGTTGACAGCGGGGCACGAGCGTGAAGCTCCACGTTGATCTGGAAACCCTGCAACTCATCGAAGGCCCCGGATTCCGCAATCC